CCTGTTGGAGACATCAAAGAAACAGCCAACTCAGCAGTTGCTGGATTGCCAGTCAAACTAAAGCTTTGTGCAATCTTGTCAATCTCATTAGAAGGAGTTTTGCTAGAAACCAACTTGTAAATATCTGGGTCTTGACGGAAAGGAACAACAGTATCTTTAAACTGTTGCATTGCACGAGCGTGTTCAGCGCCAGCAGGTGTATATACAGGGCGACCATTTAGTGTTCTTGGAGCAGCCCAAGCATCTACGTCATCAGCCATACATTTGTACAACTGAGACAAAGCATTTACTTGTTTCTCGTTATATGCACCAGTAGGCACACCTTTTTGTACACGGCTTAGTTCAGCACCTACTGTTGATTGAAGGTCTCTTAACTCTTTATACGAGCCACCACCTGCTTGTAAAAGGTTGTTAGTACGCTCAATAACTTTATTGATAACTGCTGTATCTGCAGTAGCAGGGAATTGATCCAAGACATTAATTGTTGCATTGTTTGTGTTTCCTAAAGGAATTTGTGTATTGCCAGCTAATTTCTCTGCACGATCAAATATTGGGCTTACATTGTCTTTGGCAGTTCTGTATTGCTGACGCAGATCTTTGGCAATTACAAGTTTTTCACCGCCTTCTTTTGTAACTGATGCTGGTTTTACTTGCTCAGTTACTTTTTCAATAAGGTTTTGTACTTGCGCTGATTTAACTTGGTTTGCTTCTTGTGTTGTATCGCCAAACTGACGAGCTTTACGCAACAAAGTTGAGCCTGGTCCACCAACATCACCAACATCAATATTTACACCACGTTGAGCCGCTGATTCAATCAATTGACCAGTTATAGGATCTTGATAACGAGTACCAGAAGGAATGTTTCCTGCACGAGCAGCAACAGCACTAGCTGGCAAACCTGCCATTAAATTGATGCCCAACAACGCCAATGGATTTTGAATATCAAACTGACTACGAGCAACTTCTGCAACTCCCGTTCCTGCAGTTGCTCCTGCAATTTGAGCAACAGGTTGAGCTGCCAAACCACGACCAACTACTTGTGTAGTTAAATTAGGTGCTTGTTGCATCAAACTGCCAACACCACCCATAGCAGGGACACCTGCGACTGCACGAGTAACATTTCCTATGCCACGTTCAAAACCAGTTTGAGGTTGTGGCAAACCAAGCATAGTTGCAAAGTTTGACATTGATTGACTAGGCGTACCAAGTTGACTACCAGTTGCTCTGTTAATCAACATATTTAAAGGAGCGCCAACAATGTCAGCAACTTGACCAACACCTTCCATGCCATATCTAGCAGTCAAACCAACTTGACGAGCAATGGAATCTTGATTTTGTTTTGTTGCAGTTTGAGCAACAACAGGCTCACCAAGCATTGATTGGTCAATAACACGATAACCTGTATTTTGTTTTGGTTGTTGTATTGTTTGGTTTGGTTGCTGTGTTTGAGTTCCTTCATCAAGCAATGATGGATCAACTTTACGATAAGTAGCCATATTTGTACCTACAACTTTCTCAACATAATTTTGTGTTTCTTTAAATGGAGGAACACCACCATATTTCTCAACATTACCAGGTCCTGCGTTATAAGCAGCAGCAACCAAAGTTGGGTCTTGAAATTGTTTTGTTAATTGGCTGAGATATTTAACACCACCACGGATGTTATCTTTCCATTCCATTCTATTAACGCCAAGATCTTTAGCCGTAGCAGACATTAATTGCATAGGTCCATAAGCCCTATCACCAGTTTTAGTCTTAGGACCTATTGCGTTAAAGTCGCCACCCGATTCTGTTTCAACAATCTTTTGCACCAAAGAATAAGGAACGCCTTGCCTTTGGGCTTCTTGTCTAGCAAACTCGAAGACTTGTTCTCTGGTAGCCATCAGTCAAACACCGCTGCATCGCCATTAGGCAAGATATAAGCAGTTTTACCCTTATCAGGACCACTTACAATTTTTCGTGATGGTAAATATTTACGCAAACCAGGCGCTTCAAACATTTGTCGTTGGCCTTGTGGTGATGCTTCCCACTTAGCAATAACATCAGGACCAGCATTCTTTGGATCAGCCACAAAGTTATAGAAGTCTTGTTTACGCTTATTAGCTTCACGCAATACTGCTAAGTTGAAGTTTGTAGACTCTTTTGGATCTGTGATCTGAGCATTACGCTGACCATAGTAACCAATCTCAAAGTTAGAGATTGCACCAACAGCTTCTTGCAAGCTTTCGCCAGTCAATGCATTAATACCCTGACGAGCAGAAATAGCATTTGTTAAGAATTGCTTGTTGCGATCACCAGATACACCAAGGCTGTTGAAGACATTTCCTAATTGAGTTCTGACATTGGTAAATGCACCAGTATCAAAATTTGGACTATTGAATGCATTTTGCAGTTGGTCAATAACTGGAGCAGTCTTTTTAGCAGTTTGATAGCCTTTGTAAGCATCTGTAAGAATAGGCTTATATGCCTCATTCAAAGCAGTTTGAGCAGTACTAGGACCAGTTACTGGTTGAGCAACAGCGCCACCTTGACCTTGCATGGCAGGAGGAGTAACAAATGTAAATGTTGGAGCGCCAGTTGCAGTTGTTGATGGGCGAGGAATATTAGCTTCACGAGCTGCAGTTTCTATTGCAGTTCTTTCTTTCAATGATTGCAAAGCCCCGTTTGCATTAACGATACCAATTACATTTTGATTGTTGTCAAAAGCATATTGCTCACCTTTTTGCAACTCAGGCAATGTATTAAGTGCAGCAGCTTTAGCAGCACCTGGCAACACACTTGTCTGAAATTGAGGTTGTCCGTCAACCATTGATCCAGTTGTAACTGTTCCTGCTTTTGTATCAACTTTTGGAGCAAAGCCTTCAATTTTTCCACCTGGGCCAACAATAAACCCATCTTGCAATTTAGGTTGCATTGCTGCCAAAGTTTCACGAATCTGAGGCTGTGCAGGATTTCCTGACAAACGCAAAGAATCAATTAAAGCTCTATTAAAATCAATTGGAGTATTTAAAATTGCTTGTTGGTTTTGAGCAGCAGTAACTGTAGGTCCACGGCCTTCTGCACCTAATGCACGTTGACCTGCTTGCATTGGCGTAGGAGCGTACTGCTCTAAGAAGCTAGAAACTTCACCACGCTGGCGTCTTTTCTCTTGCATCTACGCTGGCGTTTTTTCTCTTGCATTTCAGAAATAGCACGTTGACCACTCAAGTACTGCTCTGGTACTGAGTAAGCAGACTTCAGACCCATTGATGGGTCATTGCTTAACAAAGAGCCAAGCAAGAACTGTTGAGTAGCTTGCTTTTGAAGGCTATTCTTCTCTTCATCACTAAGACCAGTAAGTGCTGCATCAGATAGCAAACCAAGATTAAAAGGCATATAGACTCCTTACAGACCGAGCAAACCAAGCAGACCTTGGCGTGAAGTAGATGTAGATTGCATACCAGAACCACCACCCACATTGAGACCCAATGCTTGATTGATGATCTGTTGTTGCTCCAATGGCAGATTGCGGATTGCATCCAACTGCTGTTGTGAGAACTGTTGCTGAACTGTACCAATGTTTGCCAAGTTCTGAGCGCCAGCAAAACCCATTTGTTGACCAGTAGATGCAATATTTGACATCTGTCCTGCAGCACCCAAACGCTGTTGGTTAGCAGTTAAACCTGCTTGTTGGTTAGCTAAATTAGCTTGCAAGAAGTTCTGAGCATTGGTCAAACCAGTTTGTTGGTTTAATCCTGCTTGTTGGGCAGCACGAGCATTGATAGCTGCTTGGTTAGCCAAACCTGCTTGGTTAAATGCAGCAGCACCAAACTGAGAAGCTTGGTTCAAAGCTCCCATATTAGCTAGATTCATAGCTTGCTGATTACCAGCATTAAACTGACCCATTTGATTCTGAGCTGCAATATTAGCCAAACCAGCTTGTTGCAAGTTGCCAGCATTAAACTGAGCCAATGCGTTTTGTGCTGCAGCATTTTGAGCAGCAATCGTATTCTGGGCATTAGCACCAAACTGGAAAGCTTGATTCTGTGCGGCCTGAGTAGATAAACCTGCTTGCTGAAGTTGTTGGGCATTAAACTGAGCAAGTGCATTAGCTGCAGCTTGATTTCCCATACCTGCTTGCTGAAGATTACCAGCATTAAACTGTGCCATCTGATTAGCCGCTGCTTGGTTTGCCAAAGAAGCCTGATTCCCTGCTTGAGCGCCAAATTGTGCAGCTTGGTTGGCGGCAGCTTGACTTGACAAACCTGCTTGTTGCAAGTTACTTGCGTTGTACTGAGCCATTTGGTTGGCGGCAGCTTGGTTTGCCAATGCAGTTTGTTGTGCATTTTGTGTGTTCAACTGACCAACACTTAAATCAACACCTTGGTTAGCTAATGCAGCACGCAATGATGCATCTTGATTGGCTTGTGCAGCTTGCAATGTAGCAGCTTGATTAAGTTGTTGAGCTTGTAAACCAGTAGATTGATTGGCCAAAGCTGCACGTAAATTAGCATCTTGGTTTGCCAATGTTGCTTGTTGTTGCAACTGAGCGTTAGTCAAACCATACTGAACATCTACACCTTGGTTAGCCAAAGCCGCACGCAAGTTTGCATCTTGATTAGCCAAACCAAACTGACCTGCCAACTGTAAAGCTTGCTGAGTGGTAGCAGCATCTTGAGCTTGATTAAGTTGCTGTGCTTGCATAGTACGAGCAATATCGGCCTCAGAAGCTTGTTGGGCAGCTTGGTAAGCAGCAGCATTCTGTTGAGCAACCAATCGAGCCGCATTCTCTCCAAATGCACGATTAGTCTCAGCTTCAGCAACGCCCTGACGAGATCCACCAAAAGCTTTAGCAGCAGTAGCTTGTGCAGCAGTTTGCTGTTGTTGCAACTGGCGTGAACGCTCTAAATCTTTCAGACTTTGTTCAGTAACAGCTTGTGTATATGGGTTCATATACTGCTGAATATTCTGATTTAAGAAAGATGCAGCTTGAATATCACGAATGTTTTGACGGGCTTGAGGAGCAATCTGTCCTAATGCCTCAGAAGTTACTTGAGCGCCTGTTACACCAGTAGCAGAAACATCTCGAGCGCCACTACGGGCGGCTTGTGCGGCAGCGGCTTGTTGAGCAGCAATACGCTCTGCGGCAACACGTTCTGCTTCAATTTGTTGAGCAGCTACATCACGAATATCACCACGGGCTAATGCTGCAGCTTGCGCTCTTTCTGCATCACCAGCAGTTACACCACCAAATCGTTCGGCAGTATATCCTTGACCAGTTGCTGTAGCTGAAGGACCTGCGCTAACTCCAGAAAACATAGATGCAGGAGCAGCAGTTTGACCACCAAATCCTTGAGCTGTATAACCAGTAGCTTGAGCCAAGGCCGCAGGAGAAGCTTGCGCACCAGCAAATGTGGCAGCAGGACCAGCAGATGCCGCTTGACCAGTAGTTGCTGTATAACCACGTTGTGCAGCCAAAGCCGCAGGATCTACTCTTGCACCACGAAATGCGTTGTATTGAACATTCTGAGGTTGGTAATTGGCAGCCTGACCAGCAACATCAAAAGCGGCACGCATACCAGTAAATACTTCGCTGTTAGGATCAGCAAAGTTACGATAAATCTGCGCACCAGTTAATTGGTCTTGGTTAAAACCTGCAAACTGTCGTGGAGCCAAACCTGCGGCAACACCCTGTGCGCTTTGTACGTTTTGCAAATAAGCATCACGCAATGCAGGATCAAGCTGCTGTGTTGATTGACTTGAACCACCAGACATAATTACACCTCCGTAGATAGCCAATAATGTGTTGGCTTCATGTTAAATTTGGATACAAAAGTTCTTGACCAGCCTCTACGTCCTGTTAAGGTGATCCTTTGGCATCCCATGTGTTCAGCGAACTTTTGAATATGGGGGGTAAGTGTCTCTAGTTCCTCTAGATTACCACCTGCCAAAAATATATGCAAAACCTTCATTCTTGGAAAGTTTTGAACCTGAGTGACAACAGCACTATTCTCACTAGGCCACAATTGCATCGTACAACTGTCAATACAGTCGGCTACGTCCTGCAAATTATGAGTGTTATCGTATTCTAAAGCAGGTTGTAAGATTTTCTCTACTTTTTGAAAAGATACAGCCCATAATGGTAGTTCACCATTAGTTTTGTACTTCTCATAGTCAATCATCTCAAACTGCCAGGCTTTCCATCAAAACGGATAACACCAACTCGCCAATCAGTTAATCTAACGCCTTCAATCTTTGCGGCTACCTGTCTGCCACTAATCCGAACAGAAGTAGGGTTAGCCATTGAATATGGGCCATGATTGTATTCAGTAGCATTAGGATAGAACTTAGTGCTAAAACGCACTTGTACATCACCTGCAGTCTTTTCATCAGGAACCAGTCCTGTAAGACTCATAGTCCTATCGCCAACACCCAACTCTACTGGTCCAGACTCAGCAAAAATGGTCTGTGAATCATAGTTAAACCCAATTTCATGCTCGTAGACATACCCGTCTGTTGAAACCATGATTGGGTTTGAGAAGATTCCACGATCTGTACCGCAAGTACGAGCCAAAGTACCAATAGCCCAATGATTCTCACGATAGTTGTAAGAAACGTAAGAATCTACTTCATTAGAAGCAGAACTAGGGTAAAACCACCAAATCTCACCATAAGCAGAGTTATGGACGCAGTAAACCTTGGATGATTGAGTCATGTTCATGTTACTGAACACATAATCAGATACATCTGAGTTTAAAGGCTTCACATACCCATCGTATATCCAGAATCCTGATCCAGACATCCAAATACAGGCATTGTCAGTAGCTGCTACTGCTTGTTTAGAAATAACACCACAACCAGTACCAACACGCTCAAAACTGTAAATAAATGGTGGGCCAATATAGGTGGCTGTATGTACATCTACATCTGTGAACAAAATAGTCGCACCACGAATTCGTTTGGCACATTGCAATGAACCAATAGTGGTCAACTCAAAGTCACCAGCTTGGTTTGTAGCAGCAGGAGTCCATACTGTGTTGTCTTCTTGGTCACACCATTGGACTTTACGAGGATTACCACCTGCTCCCAAAGCAAATAAGAATCGCTCTTGAGTAACAATCAAACCAGTACAACTTGTTGGTGCGTTAGTAATTACTGCCGCATCAACACCAGTATCCAGTTGCCATTCAAGCAACTTACCATCTTTTGATGAGCAAGCTACTAAATACTGACCCCAAGTATCCATACTCCATGTAGTAGCAGGGGTGTATTGGCCTAAGTCTGGTCTAGCAACACCATAGGCAAAGTTGCCATAAGTGCTGTAGCCATAACCAATCTTTAAAACAGCATCAGCATCACCAACTGTAAATCCTGTTGGGGTAATGTCTGTCAAATTGCCACCTTCATTCATTGCATATAACTTTGAATGTGTACCAATTCCAATACGTCTGTTATTGGTGTTGTCTCGCCAGTTAATCAACCCACGAGCCATTCCACTCAATTGAGTAGATGAACGCTTACGCCATCCACCTACAGGGCGAATAGTACCCTCATACCAACGTACTAGATTGGAACTGTTCCAGCGCCCTTTAGACTGGTATTCAGTACCATTCTTGTATACACCTGGAGGAATTTGGAGAGGAATGTAGGCCATATTTGTAGTCTATCAGGTAGGTAGGTTAGACACAAAAGTCATTGTAGCAATCAAAGATGCTGTAGATGGATAGTTTCCTGCTGCAGCATAGTGCTGGATACTTACAGCCGTATTGTCAGTTTCCCACCAAATTTCAACATAATCATTAGTATTCAAACTAACAAAGTAGTTCCAACCTGCAATCAAATGTCCATGAGTTCCACCATGACTGTTTGGTATGGAAATATAACCAGTTGAACCAGTTACTACTGTTCCATTTATTTTCAACCAAACACGAACATCGTGGATCTGAGTATCAGAATTCTCAAACTGACCAGACCATTGAAGATTCCAGATACCAGCGTCTGTAACTGTAATCCGCGAATTACTAGCAACACTTACACCATTAGCGTAGTCTGTAGTATTCAACGTCATTGCATAAGCAGTATTTGCAGATGCAGCAGTCTGGTCTGTTGTGTCTTGAAATGCCCCATAAGGTATATTTAAATATCTACCACCTCTTGGACCACTCAATGATTGAATAGTATTGACTAACTTAGTAAAAAACAGCCTCAAAAGATTGTTGTTCTGATTCTGAACATTTTGAGAATAGACAACCCCTGACGTTCCCAAAGGAGGAATTGCAGGTATGTCTAATTGCTGTTTTACATTAGCCATTACTTCTTAATCCATGTCTGCCACACAGCACCTGCAGCAATAATCACGCCACCAATCCATAGAATAGGTTGAGCAATAGAAGCTATCCATCCAAGAACTTTAATAGCTCCTTGGGCAGCATCAATGGCCTCTACAAGACCTTTTGTATTATTGTCAATACGATCAACTTTGCTTTCAACAGCGATTAGTCTTTCGTATATTTGCTCATGGCTTACATCGCTCATGGTGCGTCAGGCCAAGTAACAGTCCAAGGAAATCCTGATTGAGAAGGAACATCACGCAATGCTTGGCGATAAACTTCCCATGCACCAGGGATATTAGAATTTGTTTCTAAGTTCTTTATAACAACCCAATCACACTCTTTTAGTTTGTCATCACGAGTAGCACGAACAGACTTGGCTTGTTCTGCATCCTTTTGGGCTTTGTAAGTAGCTTCTTGTTCAGCAGAAGTAGTGGTTACACCATCAACCACTTGGTCAATAAAGACAGGGCCAAGAATGTACTTTGTGTACCACTTACCATCTATTTGCTCAACGCCATTACGCTGAGAATATTGGTAAACAGTACCACCTGTAGCTTGTGGGCCTTCAAAGACTACATCAGCACCCAAAGCCTCCAAGACTTCAGTTGTTGTTGTTTCCCATGATGGACCACCATTGGAGTGTTGATATGCACGAAATTCACTTTCGTACATGACCGCGCCTGTTTGTGTTCTGATTTGCATTTTAATTACCTCAAGCAATTGCTAAAAAGATGAATGAGCCACCACTTGCATTTATAGCGGCTGGTGCAGTTGAGCTAAGTTCAAACCCTGCGCTGTAGGTGTCAACATAGTCGGTGTTAGTTACTTCAATAGCTGCGCTATTTAAAAGAAAATATGGGTCATTTCCGCTCACAATTCCTCGTGTTGAATCCCATACATACCAATCACCAGTTGAGTCTGTACGTTTGATTAAAACAAACCTTGCACCGCTTGTAAATCCACAATCAATTTGTAATGTTGTTGCTGTTCCCGTATAGCTTCCAACTTTGGAAACATTAGCACAGGTTGCAAATAAAAATGCAATATAGGTTGCACCACTTGCATTCACAGCAGTACTTGTTCCAATACTAAATACTGTTGAAGTTGGAGTTGTATTATTCCATCGTGTTGCACCTGATGCTGATGCAGCAGTAGAGTCTATGTCTAAGTAGTTTGTATTTCCCAAAGCAGAGCAGTATGTTGTCCATGCTCCTGTGCTATCTCGCCTTTTTACAATCATTAATTCTGGTATAGATGCTAAATTATGCGACTGAGTTGTATTTGCTCCTGTACCTGTGTAACAAACAATGTCAAATGCATTAGGCGCTCTACCAAATAAATAATTTATGTATGTGGACCCCGAAGCATTTACTGTGCTTGATGTAGAAATTTTTACGCCATTTTGAACATCAAATGGAGGATTTTGTAATATGGTTGAACCAGATATTTGTCCAGCAGTGCTGTTGGTAGTCATATAAGTGAACCCAGCTAAACGCTCTGCCCATACTGGTGCGCCATTACCAACATCTCTACGCTTTATTATTGCTAAATCAGTAGGCGATAAGCCTGTAACAGTTGCATTTGCACCAGTACCACTTCTGGCATTAAAACCAAGCACACTAGTCCCACTCGTAGGCACTTTCATTGGGCCTCTACGAATGGCTATGTAGATGTAGGTGTTGCTAATCCCTGCACCTTTTATATAAAACCCAGTAGTAGTTACTGAAATATTGTCCGCATCAGCAGTTTCTGCGTTGCTCAGGTTTGGAAACAAAACATTGGCAGAACCTGTGTTGTCAATGCCTGTCTTGGCAAGAAGACCGCGCATGGTGTCGGTTATTTCCCAGTTGCCTGTGATGTTCGTAACTTTGGTTAATACAAATTGTGGCTCGTAGCCAAGATTTACGTCAGCCCGTCCATTTGAATCACTAGTAAACGACCCACACGAAATTACATTGTCTGTACCAGTTAGGCCAAAGCCTCCTGCGTTGTGGGCGAATAGGTAGGCTACGTAGTTGTTGCCAGACCAATTGATCTTAGTTACATCAGCATTAACAGTAAAATAAGTTGAAGTTTGAGTAGCTGCTGTTCCAAAATAATTACCAGTATCTTCTGCTGCGGTACTATTTAAAACTAGATTTTTTCCTGCACCACCAAAATCCCCCAAACTACGATGCCAAACTAACCATTCATCAGCGTTGGTTAAGTTTTTAACTATGATGCAACCTACTGTTGCCCCTAAATTATGTGCAATTTGTCTTCCACTTGTGGAATTTCCACTAAAGGTCACAACATCAAAGAACTTTGGTTGCTTGCGGAATGTCCATGAAACGTAGTTAGTGCTTGATGCGTTAATCTGACTGTTAGATGTTCCTATTGAATAGCCAGTTGTTGTTGCGGTAACGTATGGTGTGCCTGAAATTGAAGCGGCTGCGGTAGTGTTGCTTACAAGAATACTGTTTGCGCCTCGGACAGTATCTAGTAGCACGTTGTTATCGGCACTACTGCGTGACTTACTCCAAACCATTCCACCTTTAGTGGACAAATCAATGCCGTTAGTGATGGTCTGTGAAGTGCCGTTACCTGTGTAAAGATATGTGCTGAACACATCCTCGATGTAGTTAGGAACAGCGGCTACACCACCGCCAAACCCATCATAAGAAGCTGCACCGCTAGTTGCTTGTAATGGCATGGTTTAAGCCTTAAATTGTGTGTTGCTTGCCAAGACTGTGAATGTTGCGCTACCTGTCTTGATAATCAGATAACGATAACTATCAATACCACTAGCATTACCAGCAGTAGGTGCACCACCTAACCATCGAGTTGTAACACCAGATGTAGTGCCATCAACTTGCACAGCAGAGTTGTAGTAAGCAGTAGAACCTTGAGTGACCAAGAAAGCCACAGTCATTGATTGACCTGTACTCATCAGAGTATTCAAGGAAGTACCACTAGATCCACGGAAGTTAACAGTCCAGTTAGCACTTGCATTACTTGTGTAGTACAGAACAGATTGAGTTGTAATATCGTAGTTAATCGTACCTGTAGCGGCTGTTGCAGATACTGTAGCTACCTCTGCAGCATCGTTTAGAACAATGGCGGTTTTGCTACTAGAACCAGAAAATGTATTAGTTCCTGTGAAAGTTTGATCTGAAGCTAAAACAGCATCGCCAGAAGCAGGAGCTGCAAAACTTAATGTTCCAGATCCATTTGTCTTTAAGACATAGTTTGCTGTTGAGTCTGAAGTTGGAAGAGTAAAAGCAGTAACAAAACCTTGTAAGTTTGAGTCATAGGCCAACACGTTAGTGCCGATAGCAAGACCCAATGCTGTTCGAGCATCACTTGCAGAAGCAGCGCCTGTACCACCTTTTGCAATCTTCAGAACAGGACCAGTATCAAACAACGCATCAATGGTGTCTAAGTCTGTATTTAACTTAGTACCCCATGAGTCTGTTGAAGCGCCAACTTCTGGCTTTGTTAAGCCTAGATTCGTGGTTGTTGTATCTGCCATGTTTTACCCCTAATAGACTTATTTAAACTGTAGTCCAAGACTCTGAGTTATCTTCAACTGTTGTCCAAGATACTGACGTATCATTAATTGGATTCCAAGTTTCAGATATATCTGTTTCTGTTTCCCATTTCTTACGAGCATTAATTACAACACTTCCAGTTGCACTAAACTCAATAAGAGCCTTCTGTATTCTTTGACCATAAATTGATGTATCACTTATGGCATCCATTGATACTGCAGCATTCAAAATAACAGTTGAATCAACTGTCATCAATGCTTCTGAAGCTACAGTAGCCGATATGAATGCTATTCGTGTACCAGCTATACTGACTGATGATGCAACCGACATAGTAGCCGCACCTGCAGCACTATATCTCGCATCAATAGAAACTTCACTTTGAGCAGTTAATGTTACTGCACCTAATCTAACTCTTTCAGCACCAACACTTACAGAACTTTGTGCGGCAATAGTAGCCTCACCAAGACTTACTCCATAAGAGTAATTCCCACCTCCGTAATAACCAGAGCCGTAAGCAGCCATATCAGGTCAAAGTAACATCCAAGCTTCCAGCAGGAATCCTGAATACATCACCATCATTAATTGTTCGATCAGCAGTCAATGCTGCCCAGGCAATCATATTTCCGCTTGTTGAAGCATCAAAAATAGCAGCCCAACCAATTGTTCCCCAATTGCCACCAGAAGCTGCATCAAACTCAATAGCAGAACCATTTGTTGCTGTTGTTGGAGATGTTCCAGAAACACTCATTGTTCCTGTGGCTTTACGGGCATAACCATTACCAGTCACCTCAGTACCACCACCTGTATCACTAGGTGCAGCAGTAAACAAACCAACATACCAAGCTGTTGGACGAGTGACAGATTCAGTAGTTAACAACCACTTTAAAACTAGAGTCTCTGTATAGTCATTAAAAGATGCCATTTATTACCCCAAAGAACGGGCTCGAACAATAGGAGTAGAAGAAACAGATGCCCTTTGATCTGCAACCTCTATGTCGCCCAAGGAGTTGGTATACAACTGACCCCATGTGGCAAGACGTTCATCGTCTTTCAAGTACGGGCTTGCTTCTAACAAAGCTCCGTACAAGTACAAGTCTGGGGCATAAGCCAGAAGCCAGTTGCTTGTGTTTGAATCACTCAGCGCAGGAATCTTAGCATAATATGTAAGTTCTGCGGAATAAGTTTGATCTGGTGCAGGGATGAATTCCAACTGCGTACCAGTAATTGTGTAATAAGCTGGCTTACCAGTAGAAATGTACCTACTGGCCTTCAAGCTATCACCATAAGCCTCAGTTACAAACTCAAGTCTGACAATAGGACTTGTGTTTAACTGAAACTCTTTTGCCTGTAACCAGTCTGATGGGTATGCAAAGAATGCTGTTTCAATTTGTCCATTCGCACGTTTAATCATCTGGCGAACACGCAACTTACGATTGAATTTTGCTTCTGCAAGAGCAATAAAACTAGGAATAATGCTAGTCAGATCATCCCGATTGAGATAATCAGCTATCGTAGTTTTAAGTCCTGCAAAAGTATCAAGCGCCATTTTCTACATCCCTGCACATCAATGTATGCTCATGTTTGAATTCAAATGAACCAATATGATGAACCTCTTTTGAAAGGTCTTGGTCAATATAGGTTTTAGTGCCGTTCTCGGCAGCTCTGCGACAAAACCAGACATCTTCGCCCATGTAGTCTTGTGCATTTGGAACCCAAGGGATAGCAAACCAAGGATATTCCATTGTCTTGTAGACTTCGGCTTTTACGAGCATTACACCCATGCCGCAGTAATCTACATCAACTAATCCAGTTGAATGATCTTCAGTATATACCCTCTGAATAGTTTTTGCATCCTCATCGGTGGTATTTTTTCGCACCGCAATAGGCTCAGTAGGGAATCTACGTTTAGCATAATTGGCACAAACAATACCAGTATCATGCTGCAATAGTCGGACTATGGTGTCCTTTGGAAAGCGCATATCGCTATCCAACCATAATGTGTGTGTGCAACCTGCCTCAATAGCAGATTTAGCCAAATCCTGACGCTGAGCTGACAACAATGTGCCAGAGCTAGTGTACAAAACTACTTTGTGGTTAGTGTTGCCTACTGTAAACCCAACCAATCTGGCTAGGTCATAAGAAAATCCAGAATTAACAAAGTCCCGTGTTGGAATCAAAACTCCAATGGTCTTACTATCCATTAAACTTCTCCAAATGCTTCCAATATTTGCCTTGACGAATTTGCCTAATTATTGTTGCTGAACAATTAAACTCTTTTGCCAAAACAGTTGGCTTGATTGATGTAAATTTTGCAGTCGCTGCTTGCTCATCATTAAGTTTTGAACAACCATGCGTAACACCTTTTGCTTGTCTATTTTTTTTAAATTTATCTTGTTGATTTTCAGTATGCGTTCCAAGAAATAAATGATCTGGATTTATACACAAAGGATTGTCACAAGTATGACAAACATTTAAGTTTTCATCAAAGTTACCATGAATTTTTTTGTACACATATCGACTTACTCTATATTCTTTGTTAAACAAAGAAATCCTAGGATACCCATTTGATACTGGTCCAGACCAAAGAATGCAGCCGGTAATAGCTTCTGGAGAAGCGTACTTAGATATTTTATTTTCTAAAGAAACTACAAGTCTTCCCATCATACTTTCCCTGGTCTTGTTCTAAAAAACCTATTTTCTGGCGAATTGAGCCACCGCTTCATGTAAGCTTGGTCATCAAGTTTTCCTTCAGCTTTCATTTGATAGTACAAAGCCATTGGGATAGATGCCACATGATGCATATCTCCATTCCAATTTGCTCGTTCATCAAAAGATTTAAATCTCTCTTTGTTCTCCTCAACTATTTGAGTAGCATCAATTACTGTCTCAATAGTAGCTTGGTCAGTTTGAGCATCGTAATGCCAAAGCTTCTTAGTTCCCATAATGGGATCAAAGTCAAAGATTTTTGTTGTCATAAATTAAAAAGGGTGGGTAATTAGCCCACCCCTTAGTTCAGATTAAGACTGAATTGTGCTGTTCAAGTCGTAAACAGCGCCATGAGCTTTTTCGTTCTTCACTTTCAAGCCCCACTCAACCAACAGCATACGCTTCTCGGCATCGCCTGTCTTAGCCAGTTCAACTGTCTGGAAGGGACGCAGATAAGCAATGCTTGCGTACTCGGGATCAAGCACGAAAACATCACGCTCACGTTGGAAGCGGTTGGGAACAATGCTCACGTTACCAAAGTCTGAGACATAGATGTCTGCAGCGGCGATGATAGTGGAAGGACGTGGGCCATTGACATTGAAACGCTGACCAGCAATACCAGTCATCTTAGACAAGTTCTGCTTGTTAACAGGACCAGCCATGACCATAGATGGGTTGCCACCTTGTGTCCAGACCTTCTGGATAACGTCCTTCAACAATGCTTCGCTGAAAGAACGCAAGTCGCCAGCAGTAGCGTCTGTGCGGTCATCAGTTGGGATTGTTGTGTAAGAAGGATCGCCACCGCCTGTACCTTCGTTTGTATTGGTCTTCAAGAAGGCCAACAAAGCGCCAGTCTTACGAGCTGTAGATGTGTCACCAGCGACAGCACCTTGGTTAGCCAAGGCAGTTGTCTCCATGTCACGCTTTAGCTCGGCAGATTTTTTAGCCATTTGGTAGCTCAACTCAGAGCGACGACCTGCTTTGTCAACAGCTTCCAAAGTACCAGCAATGATTACGTCTTTACGGCTAATCTGGGTGTAGTTGCCCAAACGAACTGTAGGAGTAACAGCGGTGAAAGAAGTGATGTCATCACCCTCGATCTGCGCATTAGTTGTAACAGCAGAAGCCAAATCATCTGTTTGCCACTCAAAGAATGTGTTGGAGACGTTCTCACGACCAACATTAGACATGAATGGAGTCTCTTCTGGAGAGATCTGATAGATGACGTTGGAAAGGTCCTCACGAATGCCTTTAGCATCGTATCGTGTGTATGTATTCGTTACTGCAGCCATGATAATTCCTTAAATAAATTTCTCGAAAAGGGATGCGGCATCTCTGACGCTTCCAGATTGTGCAAGACGCTTTTTTGCGTTATTTAATTCACCAGACTTAGAACCTACGCTACCCGCTGAACCTGGACTTGCCATCTTCGGAGCTTTTTTAATCTTTGCTTGGAATTCTGGACGTTTACTCATCATCTGGTCATACTTCCACGCCTTGTGAAGCGCAAGTAATGCCCGTGAATCAGTAATGCCGTTCAGTTCCTGCTCGGAAAAGCCCAAAGCCTGACCATACTCCAATAAAGCTTTACCTTCTGATTTAGCTTTCTCTGGAGAACTCCACTCAGGAATTTTCTCTTTCAAACGTGCAGTTTCCTGCGCTAAAACAGCTTGTATCTGCTTTTGTGTCTCAGCTTGA